AATAACTTGACGGAGAGCCTTAGCCCAACCTTCCTTACTGTCCTTAACGACAACGATAGACTCACTCTCGAAGAGCTTAGGCACTTCTGGGAGCTTGCTGATGAATTGTCTCTCGACACTGAAGCCCACGCCAGTTCCGCACAAGAGAATAAACATAGCCTCGTCGAAGGACTTAAGGTCATCTACGGGTAGGTAACTACAGTTGTACATACAGGTGTTGTCACGGGCAGCGGCAGGTCCAGCTGTCATGAGTGACCGCATAGATGGCATCACCTCTAGGCCAAGGATAGCATTCTCAAGCTGGTCTATGTAACTGTTGTCACCTGCTACAGGCTTTACTATGTTGTCGATGTAACGGGAGACTGTCTCACCCCAATTCTCTCTTCGTCCTTCCTTGTCTAACCATCGTGCATACCGGGAGGTAGCGATGAATGTCTGGTAGTCTGTTGGTAGTAGGTTGTTCATTCACCTCGTCCTCGCATTGTTTTATCTTCTTCTAACCAGATCATACGGTCAATGTCTTCTCTGTTTATTCCAATGTCCTTTAGTTCCCTATCTGACATTTGATTGAGTATCTTAACTGCCTGTCGATGCTCTGACCACATGACACAATACCTCAGGAACCTAACTACAATATTATTTACCCATCTCTTCTTCATCGGTTATCCCCTGATCCCTTAATCACACCACGTTCAGCACGGCTGTTTAACTTATCCATGTTATGTTGTAACACTTCTGGCAGATTACTGTAGAAGTAATTAGCTAATGCTGTAGCATAGAACACAACATCACCTAACTCTTTAATGATTTCTTTCTGACTTACCTGAGCATCATCTCGTAGATATTTCTTGATCTTCTCTGCTACCTCACCAGCCTCACCAGCTAAACCTAATGTGTTTTCCATTAGGCGTTTCTCACCTCGTGTTGTGATCTTACCCTCAACCCAATAAGAGTATTCCATAGGGGTAACGTCTACAATCTTGAATGCGTCAATGTCCTCTTGTGTAATCATTGTATAGTTCCTTAGTTAGTTATCATTGTCCATCATTTCTATTGGCATATCTTGAAAGAAGAAATCCTCTAGGTCAATGTCACCCCTGTTAACTAGGATGTCTAAGACTTCTACCTCTTCTAGATCTGCCCTAGCTAGAACGCCAAGCAGTCCGTAGCTAGTTATCAGTAACTCTAGTTGTCCTTTGTAGTCGAACATCGGCTCACCTTAATGTTTATTAGAAGAGGTCATGCGTCATACACATAGTCGCCGCCTATGGTGACCCCTTCAATGTTTGAAGATACCTTGTTTGATTCAGCATAGGCATCATCGAAATTATCATATAGCATCTCAGTATGTTCTAGTTCACCATCAACCTCAGATAAATAAACTACACAGTATGGGTGTTCTTTATTACTGTCCATGATGTACTCTGGATGTTCGAATGGACCTTCAAGAACCTTATGCAAGGTGATCTTCATTTCCTTTTCCTTTCTCGTAGCCATGTCTCAGGTATAACTTTATCTGCGTACTGGAAGCCATGCTTCTTACACCACATGCCATAGGTTGTCTTGCTACCCTTGTACAGCTTTGCTTTACTGTTCGTAAAGACAAACCTTATATCGTACTCAGGGTGTTGAGACTTAACTGCAAGGTGTTTAGCTCTGTCCGAAGAAATGAACCGTCCCTTTGTCTCAACTACAATACCATTACTAAGAACAAAGTCGGGTGTGTAGGTCTTTATCTTAGGATCTACCCACTTGATCTTTAGTTTCTCATACTCGAAAGGGATACCCTTCTCTTTAAGGAAGGTTGCTGTATCCTCTTCTAGGCCTGACCTATAGCCAGCAAGCAGTGCTCTCTTGCGTAACTTACTCCGCATCCAAAGGAACCTCTGGAACCTTAGGCTCGTACACTACATCAACCAAGTACTGAGGTCCGAAACTGTAGATGAACTTACGAGCCTCAGGCCAGCACTCTTTCTTGAACTCACAGTAGCTGCACATCATAGGCAGCTTAGTGTTCGGACTTGACTTGGACTGAGGTACTGGTTCGTAGCGTTCAGACGGGATGTCCCCTGCTACTAAGTCCTTAGCCTCTAGCATTTCATGCTCTTTGGTCTTTAAGTCCTCTGTGAAGTCATGCACATCAAGGCAGATATGTCCGTTCTGTTTGTCGATAGCAAGGAAAGCACCCTGTGTCTTATTTGTCACAAGTGGATCATCTTTACCTGCATACACATAGGAACTTAGCTGGCTGATGTAGCCGAAAGCGTCATCCTCTCGTAGTGTACCTTCCTTGAACTTCTTGAAGGCGAAGGAACTACAAGACTTAACGTCAACAGTCATGCCGTTAATCACACAGTCACGATGGCCTTTGATACCGTGGACATCAAGACGATCCTGTTGTCCCCTTACATCATGACCTGCAGCGAGAGCTAATGCTAAGGCTAACTCTTCGATCATGTCACCGTAGAAGAACTTGAACAAGGTACTAGCATTGAGTGGTATAGAGCAGTCAGACTTGTTGACCTTGTACCACAGTTTACGTTTGCATGGTGTCCCGATAGAGGACAGTGAGAGATAAGCCCTAGGCTCTTGGGGTTTACTGAAGCGTTGGTTAGCAGCTAGTGATATGTTGGAGCCTAGGGTAGAACCAACTACCCCAGACCAACCACCTTCACCCTTGATAACCTCTTGCATGTCAGCAACAAGCGTGTCAATGGTTTTCATATTAGAAGCCCACCGCTTCGTTCTCTTTAACGTACTCTACAAGATCGAGTACCTTAACACTGACTAGGCTAGTCCGACAGTACTGCTTACCGTCACCACCTGTGAAAGAAGTAATGAGGTTAGTACACTCAGCTAAAGTCCCGTTACCGATTGTACCCATGTCTTCTGTCCAAGGGTTACCGTCCTTGTCTGTGACCTTAGGTTCACCACCTGCTTGCTCAAGTACACTACCGTCTTTCTTGAGAACCTTGTGAGGACGGACGAACTTGACTACCATCTCGCCTTCCATGATACGCTTCTGGTTAGGTTGCTTCTGTGAACCTGCGTCTTTAAGGATAGACATCATCTCTTTGTCGAGGACTTGGTTAACAGTGTAAGCACCCTCTGTCTTCTGGTATGCACCACCGTACCCTTCGAGGTCTCGGTTACCCTCTGAGAGGCGAGCCCATTCGATAGGACCAGTTGTTGTTACTTCTTTATATGTTGTTTTAGGCATTGGTTTTCCTTTGATTGTTAGGGGCCATACTTATATATTAATACGTACAGTAGTCGGTGTCAACAGTTAATGTGTATCTTTCCAAGATTTTCCTATAGAAGATTCACCAGCGAGGGGGCACATGATTCCTAGATGTAAGCCTGCCCACTCAATAGCATCTCTCTGTATTTTAGCTAACCTTTCTGCATCTTCTAAACTCCCTTTGATTTCTGTTTGCCATTCGTCATGTACCCAAGTGCATACTTTAAACTGCAACCCTTGGTTACTTGCCTCTCCGATCCAGCGTCTTGTTGCGTACTTCATAACGAGGGTCTCCCCGTTCTGCAACATACCCGCTAGTGTCTTGTGTTCGCTGGGTACTACAACCCTGCGTCCATCGTAACCTTTGAAGTAACCCTGACCTGCTATCTCAGGGATAACTCTCTTCTTTAGTTTAGCTAGGCCTTCGATACTCTCAGTGAAGTTAGCTACAGCCTTACCTGCCTGTCCCATGTTAGTCTTTAGGATCTGTGCAATCTTAGCTGTACCTGCTCCTAGTAAAAAAGCATAGATGAAAGTCTTAGCCATGTCCCTTGTGATACCAGATAGGCCTAGAGCCTTACGGTTAAGGTTATGAATGTCTGTCTGATCCTCACTCCTACCTTCGATGATAGCCTTGATGTACTGCTTACTCTCCATGATGTCAGCAAGGATACGTAGCTGAATACCTGAGGCATCCGTACCTACAAGGTAGCAGCCCTCTGGTGTAGTCCATAGGTCTCTGAACCTACCATCATAGTCTGACTTAACCTTCTCTACTGCTGTCTTAGGTTGACCATGAAACACACTAGGGATGTTGCCCATGTTAGGGTTTCGGTGTGCCATACGTCCTGTCCAAGATCCTATGTGCATGAACTGACCGTGGATACGGGTGTCACTGCTATGTGAGAAGGCCTGTAGCCACTCTGAGAGGGTGCTTCTACGTCCTTCTAGGGTGAGCCACTCAGCGAGAGCATGAGCACCCTCAGGCGCACTCTGAGGCAGTGTCTTTAGGTTCTCCTCTGATACTGTCCAGCCATACTTCTCGTAGTAGTCTAACTTGTCTAACTTACCGTCACGGATAGCCATGCGGTGACCTACCGTCTTGTCGATAGGGTTCCAACCAGCATCCCATAGTCTCTCGACACGTTGCTTAGTTGAGCCGGGGTTGAATGTGATGTAGTCGTAACACAACAGCATGTCACCTACGATCTCAGTCTTAGGGTAAGTGTTGATAGCCTCTGTTACATTCTTGAACAACTCACCGTCAGCCTTGGTTCGATACTTGATCTCCTTTACTACCTCTAGCTTTGGTGGGAAGGCCTGATGTATACGTTCCTCTAACTCTTGTAGCCTCTTAGTTATCTCTAGGTGCATTGCCTCTGCACTGTTGATGTCGAACTCAAAGCCACCCTCGTGCATCTCTTGACAGATTATTGCTACGTCATGC